TTTCTTTTGTATAGTCAATTGACCTTACTAAGTGTTCAATAAGCTCTCTCTTGCGATTATTCATTCTTGTCATCCTTACGTTTGTCGAATACAATAAACATACTCCAGTCATTACTGTTGAATAACTCTTCAACGGTCTCTTCGTATAGCAACTCTTGAGGATAACAATTGTCGCCCCCTTCGTATTCGCAATCGGCGAGAATAGATATGTCGTCACTTTTATAATAAAACGCATCTAGACTGTACTGAAAGAACCTCACTTTCATGTTTCTATATTCTTTTGGGAGTTTGTTTTTGATATCGCTACTAGAGTCTATGACTGTGATTTGTTTCATTGACATCTCCTTTATCTATGTCCACGGAATTGACATTTTACTTGACTTTCAATTTTCAAATTAAAGTAAAATGGTGGTTTAGTTTAATCTCATTACATCATCCACGTCTCGCCATCGTCATATGGATTGACGCCGTTCACAAACTTGCCGCAATTAGGACACACTGAGGCAGCGTCAGGATAACATCCTAATGGATACGGCTTTAGCGATGCTTGGTAGGCTTTCCAGTTTCTACTATCTCCACGGATAAGTAATATCTCGTCATCGCAACAATCGCGTTTTACCATCCACCTATCTCTATCCATATTGTCTGTATAATCAAATACCCAATTACACCATTCGATTTTAGGGATCATATTTTATACCTTTTCCTTATCTACACAATTTCGCGTAGTTTAATTCAACCTCTCAACCTTAACGTTATCAACACAATGCCAAGGAGACAGGACCATCGTAAACACCTTGCTGCTTGTAACAACCACTTTGATATTCTTGTCTTTCGCGGCTTCATTCACCAATTTAATGTATGGCGAATTCGGCGGTAGACAGAACTTACTGGTATTTTCTTTTGTTACCACAGTATTTTCTGATGCGCGAACCCTAAAGTATGTGTTGCCAGTGAATATGCTATTGTTTTGGTTGTTATAAACAATGCCAGAAGCTACATTATCAGAAGTTTGCAACCGTACTGAAAACAGCAAGTAAAGAGGCGCTGCAATCGTTAATGCTACTAGGATATATTCCAAAAAATTCCTTACTTTAGACATATCAATCTCCTTGTCTTACCATTTTGTTCAACCACAGAACTGGTTGGCTATATAAGGTGATGATTTGACGAGAGGCTTCAATCCTTCACGCGTTAGCAATAATGCTACTGTAGCGTCGTTTCAGTACTCGTATAGTCACATCTTCACTGCTCAAGTTGCAAAGTCAGCAGTTACTTTTCTAGCTCTAGTTGCGGAACTTCGCGAGCTGCAACGCAAGGCTTAGTTTCAGGCTTTCGAGCCACTTATATAGCCAGTTGACAACACAAAGGCTATCGACACCTGCTACGATTACTTTCGCAGTCCAGCATTTTTTGTGTTGCCAGTTGATAGCACCAGATTGAGCCGATTTCCACCTGCACTCAATTCTATAGGCAAATGAAAAGCCTAGACACTGATGCTACCAGTTGAACAGACGATACACGTTGCACTGCGATTATAGGAGCCGACTCACAACGTTTCACGGTTTTTCGGTCGAACACTACGTCTAGCTAGAATATAGTGCACCAGAATGGAAGTTGTGCATATCATCTGTCCAGTTCTGCGGTTGAATTGTTAATGTTCTACTGGGTACGATTTGTACCCATTTACTTTCGTTTACTGATGCTACCGCCTTTTTTACCTGCACACTTCTTCACGAAGTGAGGACCGTCAATCAAGTCACAATCACATTCAATGTCTTGTGCAAATCCTTTACAGGTTCCGTGGCTTGCAAATGTAGCAGAACCACCCTTTCGTCCAATTTCTGCATAAAAGTTCGGATTATTCGCTAAGTTTTTCTGAGCGGCTTTTAAGCCTCCAGTCCTATTGCCAGCCATTATTCTTCCTCCTTAATTCCAAAATATGTTAACCAGTCTTCTCGGTTTTCTTTAATTGATTTTCTAGCGTCTTCTGCGGTCTTGTAGTGTATAGTTCCACCATAATGACTATAGACAAAACGTTCAACAATCAATCTCTTAGCACGACAGCTATACCCAACAATCCAGCCGAGCTCACCATTGTTAGGGTCTGGCTTAAAGTCTGACGTTTGTTGTAACCTTACTTCGGCTAATCTTCGGTCACGGGCTTTTTCGCATTCTTTTTCAGTGCGATAGATAAAGCCCAGAGCTAGACGTTCATTGTCTACATGCTCGCCTCTCCAAATGTCTGAATATACATTTCCGTAATCGCTAATGTAGAAGTAATCATCGCCATCTTTGGGTTTATAGTGAATACTATCTTCCACCTTCTCGAACCACTCGTCAAAATTATCTATATCTTGAATTGTGAATTGAGGGCAGGTTTTTGCTCCAATCGGAGTAACTCTAACTAGTTCTTTCAACTCGTCAAAATCGCTTGTAACCTCTTCAAAAATAGTGCCAGCTTTGATTGTAGGCGTGTCTTTCAGAAGTTTATAATGTTTCATACCCATTCTTATACAAGCCTTCCGTCGTCATAAGCCTTTCCACTGTCTATGTATGCTGCTATTTTTCTAGCAACCTCTTCTAGACTTTTACCTCTAGCTTGGACAAAATGTTTATAGTCCTCATTGTCCTCATCGGGTTCTTCAAATCTAGCCCAATATTCAAAGCCTCCAAAAACCAGAACTCTACAAGATACAGTGAGGTCGCTACCCATGTGGCTTTTTATGTATTTCTCGATATTGGTAATATATTGTTCCATACCTGCTCCTTAAAATAGCTTAGGTCGTTCACCTTCGATTCGACTGTCTAGTATTTGATTGATTCGATGAATAATATGCTCTCGCTCGTTTAATTCTTCTAGTGCGCTGTCCTTCATTTCTAGAAGGTCGATAGTACTCATCTCGTCTAGCGACTGGTAGTCGTCTTCGTAATAAGGTTGTATTACTTCTTTTTCCATTGATTCTTCTCCTTTGCTTCTTTTATCCACTCTTCATCTTGTTTAGCTATGTTGTATTCTGAGATAGCTACAAGAATTAACAAAAACATGACGATTATTATCCAAATTAAAATAAACATTTATTGTCCTTTATTTTTTAAGTCTTTAATTAAGATTTCTAACTCTCCGTCAGTCCATTTGTAGGGCTTTTTCATACTTTCCAACAGGTCAACGATATCTTCGCCGTAAGTTTTAAGCATGAATCTTGTGTAGCCAATCATATTTCCTTCGTCGAATCGATTACACGATCGACATTGAGCGTGTACGTTTCGCTCATCATATCTTAGAGCCATCCATCTTCTATTTATGAAGTGTCCAGCGTCAGCCTGTTCAAAGGGCTTTCTCTGACCACATGAACAACAAGTGAAAAATCCGTCTTCAGAATCTCTCATTCGTATGTATTTTGAGAAAACTCTGTCAGCTTTTTGAATTAGTTTTCTACTTGCCATCTATCCTCGCATTCTCCAGACTCTGACAAATCTACCATTCATCAATGGTCTTTCACTTTTTCTCCAACCGACAGCTACAAAATCATCACATCTGAATATGCTACCAGTTGTGTTTCTGTGTAAATAAGGTGGTCTAGGACATTCCTTGAGTACGTCTTCAATTGTGATCAGAGATTTATTGTCTAATAGTTTTCTCGCTGTTACACGAGCATTTTCTATCCAAGCTTCACGCTCTTTTTTGAATAAATCTTTCATCACATTACCCTCTCGACAATGAAATTATCTATCATTGTTATTTTGTGAATCGTTCCACCGTATTTTTTCTGAAATTGCCGTGCGTCTTTTCGCTTTCTAAAGTTTCGATTTGAATCGTCGCTTTTTACTAGATACAATTTCCGTAAACCCATCATCTTCCCCCTTTTCAAGTCTGCGTGAGACTACTAAGTCATTATCGATAAATGACCATTTATACTTCCTCATAAAACTGAGGTCTGGGTCTACAATTCGAATCGTAAACCCGTTGTCAGTTTTGAGCAGATAAACTCGCTTCCGTCTTGCCATTCGACCTCCTAAAAAGGGATTTCGTTCAGATCTACTGGCGTACCGAGGCTTGATTTTGCTGGTGCGGTATTATTGCTCTTGCCGTCGCTCAAAAACTGAACCTGCTCGACAATCACCTCAGTCGCTTTACGTTTATCACCGTCTTTTTCCCACATCCTCGTTTGTAATCGACCAGTTACACCAATTTGTTTGCCTTTTGGTGCGTATTGAGCTAATAACTCAGCTGTTTTATTCCAGGCTGTCATATTGATAAAACTTGATTCAGAGTTTTTATCACCAACTGCTAGAGTAAATGAAGCTACAGACTTGTTAGTATTAGTTTTTCTAACTTCTATATCCTGAGTTACTCGACCAATTAAAGTTACGCTATTTATCATATTCCTCCTTAGAACATTAATTTTTGGACTTCTTTTTCTACTAGATCAAGAGTAGCGTTTTCTACCCGCTTTACTATTTCGATTTCCTCTTTGTAGTCTTCTCGATTCAATTCAAATATCTGTAATCCTAAATCTGGATTTGAGAACACATCTGAGTAGATGCAGAAGTAAAGCTTCTTCAATTTTTCATTGACTACAAAGTACTGAAGAATCTGCGGCTTATACTCAGAAGGTGGATGTTTTTCATAGTAGGCTTTGACTACTTTCCAACTATCCAAGCATTTGATTTCTACGGCTTCTGTCTCATCTTCAAACTCGCCATCTGGTGAGCAAATCATATATTCGTTTACGTCAGACTGCCAAACTCGACCAGGAATAATTCGTTTACCGAGTTTTTCACTGATTAAATCTCTAGCTTCCTCTTCTAGGATTTGACCTCTCAGCATAGCTGAATAAGTAGCACCGTCTGGTAAGGTGTAATCGTTCGGATTGATTGGCTTGGCTATTCGCTGAGCAATTAACTTATAGATTGAATCGTTTATTTGAACATTTGCATAAAGTTCATTTAATTCATCTTCAGTAAGCATTGCCTTGATATTATCCATGGTCAGATTTTTCGGAAAGTCGTACCCTTTGCTCTGAGCGAATTCGACCAGCTCGGTTTTTGGTATATACCTAACCGATGAATAGTCTTTTGCCGATGAGCCAGATATCCTGCCTTCGTGAAAATCGAGCCATTCTTGACTTCTTTGTTCAAGGTCTAGGATTTTCATTTATCACCTCCTAGCTTTGCCTTTATCTCGTCTTTAACGCCGACAAGTTCACGCGATAGCTTTGGATTAGCTCTAAGAATCTTAGTATACTTCTCTTTTAATTCACCTAGAGTCTTACAAGCTCGTAAGGCTTTTTCAGCGTTAGCTAAATCTGCAGACTCTTTGTCGGTTCTTTCTTTGAGCTTGCGTTCAAGGTTACCGTCGTCATCAGTATCGACAAGTAAATCAAGCATCGCTATATATGAATATCTCTTCATATAAGTGATACCTGAGCCTTGTGTTTGTGGATTGTTAGGCGCACTTTCAACTGGTGCAACATCTTCAAGCATCTCGCCACTTTCTAGGTGAATAAGCTTAGTTCTAATAGCCGTTTTAGTATCGATATGACTGACTGTTTGTTTAACCATCAATCCACATTTCTCTAAATCTTCTCGTGTTTCACTAACTACAACATTGTAGTCTGCGTACTTGCTTTTGAAATACGGGTTTTCTTTTGAGGCTTTCACAAGTGGTGTTATTTTGCGAAACTCTTGTAGGGCTTTGTACAATTCACTCATCGCGCCTCCTTTCTATAAAAATCTTAAATATCTTCCGTTTGTATAAACCGACCACGCTCTGTAACCTTGTGATTTCCACACATGATAAGCACAGTCAATATTTATTTCTGGGTTGTGCGAATCGCAGGCTTCTCGTCCAGGTAAAATCCTTACCTGAAATAGAGAAACTGAATAGCCATATGTTCGACCATTTTGTGTAAATGTCAGGCTTGTATCACCTGTAGAGTTTTCATTACACGAACTCTCAGCTTGCATAATAGCTTTCATAATTCGCACGTCCCAATTGTATTTTTCAAGTAAAGGTTGAAACCTGTCGCAGCCGCCTACACCAGCTTTCTCCACAGCTTTTTGAGGTGCAGGCGAGGCTTCAACCCTTGCGGCTTTTTGAGGTAGCAACGGTTGCCGCTTTTCCGTCGCTACTGTTTTGACACTTCAACTTTGACATTCTTAACGATTGTCGCAGCTTCAGCTTTGACTTGTTCAGTCTGATGCTTTTGATAGTACATACCGCCAATAAAAGCGACGATTCCTGTAATTAAAATCGTAATGATGATAGTTTTGATAGTTTCGATGTTAAATTTTTTCATTTTCTTCTCCTTGTTTTGTTTTTTATTCTCTTTATTCTCTACGCTAGACATTGAATTAGCTCCTCTCTAGCGCATACGTTTACAACTTCGTCCTCGATTCCGTCACAATCTGGATTTGGACAATAAAATTCAGGTTCGCCCTGACAGCCACACCATTCAGCTTCTTTACCTGAACAGCAAGGTTGAATTACTTCTAGGTTGTCGTGGTTGCAATACCACTCTCTATCAAAGAAATCAAAACGATAACTCGCTCTGACTTGCTTTACGTTAATTTTCATATTTACTCTCAATCTGCCATTTGATATAATGGCTTTGTAGCCGCTCTTTTGAGCGGTTTTTGCTTTATACTGCCCACTTTTTAGCGCAGGTGTGGGAGACCTGTAGTGAGCAGCGCTGAGCGTTCGAAAAATAAACAAGAACTACAAAGTTGTAATAAACTTAACCCATCGAACGCTAGCTGAATTATAAAATGTGCTAGCGGCTATCAAACCGCTCGACGCTACCCACTAGACCAAATTGTTAAAATACTAACTTCTACACGTGTTACGCCTGAACCTTGAGCAATCTGTCACGCTTGTATAATTTTCGTCGTACGCTCTTTTACGGTGTCGCTTACGTAATCGTAATAGTACAGTTTGTTAATTCTGCACGAGGCTATCAGATACGCATTTGACAACCTCGTGGAAATTAAAAAACACCACTTTCGTGATGTAGATAAAAAAAGAACCGCCATAAAGGCGGTGGTTTACAAAACCGTTGCTCTAGCCAACTGAGCTAAAGCGGCAACTGAACTTATTTTATCAATTTTTTCTCTCTGTGACAAGAGTTTACATAACTATTTTTCGCGGTTGATGTATTTTGCGCTGTTGACGTGGGCGTGGTGCGTCGGCTTTCTTTGATGACGCTGTCGGAGTTAGCATTTTTGTGGCTTTTTTACGTAATTCTTCAGCTAGTTCGGTCTGTCCGGCATTGTCGTAGGCCTCCGCTAAAATCTTCAACGTCTGAGGAATCGGCTCTAATTCGACAGCCTTTTCTAGGGCGTTGATAACCTTCTTCGTATTTCCTATTTTTTCCTGAACCTTAGCATAAGCGATGTAACGCGCCGCCAAATCATCTTCCATTTCCAGTGCTTGCTCGAATGCTAGCGACGCCTTTTCATAATTCTCTGTTTCGTAGTAAATTAAGCCGACGTTATGAAGGCTGGATGCGCTTGGCTCCAGGCTCTGGGCAATCTCAAAACACTCGATGGCGTCTTTGTATGCGCGCTGCTTGGCATATAAAATCCCCAAGCGGTTGTATGCTGTGGCGTTTTTCTCGTCGACTCGCAAAATTGTCAATAAAGCCTTTTCTGCTCGCAGATATTTATTTTCACGAATCGATTCTTGGGCAATTTCCCACAATTGATCAAGTTTATTAGTAATCTTAGTTGGCAGATCGCCAGTTTCTTTAATTGACGGATGATAAAAAATCGCCCAAATCAT